TTTGAGTTTGATGTTATTGAGAGTTTATAATGGCAAGAGGATTATCGAGTTCGGTAAAGACAGAATTAGCAACAGGGGTCATTGACCCCGTATTACTTGTAGAAATAGAGTTTGGCACACCAGTATATTTAACAAACGCCAGTTTTGATATAACATCTAGTGTATCAGGCTCATCAAGAACTTATCAATCAAATGGTCATTTTAAAAATATTACAGGCGTAAATGAAACAAACAAACCTACAAAAAACAGCTTACAACTAAGTTTATCTGGGGTCGATCAAACTTACATATCAATAGCTTTATCTGAAAACATAATTAACAAAGAAGTTTATATTTATAGAGGTTTTTTAGACACAAATAATGCTTTAATAGCTGACCCATTTTTATTATTTTTTGGAACAATAGATGAGTATAGAATTAATGATACTACAAGCACATCAAATCTAGTTTTAAATTTAACTTCACACTGGGGAAATTTTCAAAAAACAAGTGGAAGAGTGACAACAGATAATTCTCAACAAAGATATTTCAGTGGCGATAAAGGTATGGAGTTTGCGGCACTTACAGTTAGAGATATTAAATGGGGTAGAGTATGACAAGTTTTCATTTTTATGAGGCTACTAATAAAAACATGGACGAGATATTTGAAATATTACATGAGTTTGAAAAAGAGGCCCCAGCTTTAGATTATCCTCATATACACAGAGCAAAAATGAAACAAACTTTAATGATGTTTTTACAAAAAGGAAAAATAATTTTAATAAAAGATTTAGACAAAAATAAAATAGTTGGGATAACAATTTTTGTATTTCACGAGTATTTATGGTCTAAGGAAGAACTACTAGCAGTTCAAGTAATTTATATATTAAAAGAATATCGATCATTAAATTTATTTAATCAAACTATGGATATAATTAAAAATCAGGCAAAAGGTAGGCACATACATTTAAGTATATCTACAAAACTATTAGCAGATAAATTATTAGATAGATACGGCTTTGAAAAAATGGGTGGTTTATGGAGGTACATAGATGTGTAATCCCATTGAAATAATAGAGGATATAGTTGATACAATCACAGACGTTGTAGATTTTGTCGTTGATCTTGTTGTTGATGTAATAAGTTGGTTGAATCCTATTCCTGAAATACCTGACTTTGGAGGTAATCAACCAGATTTAAATGCAAGAGGTGTTTTAGTTAATAAAGTTAGTGCAAATGCTCACATACCAATAGTTTACGGGACAAGAAAAGTTGGTGGAAATGTGGTCTTTGTAGAAACATCAGGGACAGACAACGAGTTTTTGTATATGGCTATTGTTGTATCTGAGGGAGAAATAGACGATATAACTAAAATATTTGTCAACGATAATGAAGTAACTTTTGATGGAGATTTGGCAGACAATATTCAAAGAACTGTTGCTAGTTCTGATGATAATTTTTTTAAAGCACCTGATGATGACTCAAGTGCAGAAAGTTTAATTACTGTTGAACCTCATTATGGAACTGATACACAAATAGCATCAAGTTTATTATCGGAATTATCATCATGGACTTCGAACCATCGACTTCAAGGGCTTGCTTATATTGCTTTTAAATTTAAATGGAACTCAGATGCTTTTGGTTCTTTGCCGCAAGTTAATGCAATTATAAAAGGTAAAAAAGTTTACAATCCAAATTTAGATAGCACTGTGACTGGTGGGTCAGGTTCACATAGAAAAAACGATAGCACTACTTGGGAATATTCAGATAATGGTATTTATCAGATGCTAGATTATTTAAGAAACGAAAGATTTGGCATGGGTATTTCAGATAGTTATTTTGACAGTGATTTTGCAGATTGGCAAACGGCTGGCGATGTAGTAGATGCAAATATCACACCTTATAGTGGGGCAACCCAAATTGATTTGTTAGATAGCCACCCAGTCTTAGATACATCAAGAAAAGCTATTGACCTCGTATCAGATTTTGTCAAAGGCACTCGATCATATTTAAATTTTACTGCTGGTAAATATAAAGTTTTAGTTGAGACAACTGGCAGTGCATCAATAACATTAACAGAGGATAATATTATAGGTGGCATACAAGTTAGCAGTAAAAACAAAAATTCACGATTTAATAGATGTATTGTAAATTTTATTAATCCTTCAAAAAATTATCAAAGTGATACCGCACAATTTCCTCCAGTTGATGAAACAGGATTAGCAAGTGCAGATACTCATAGTGTTATGAAAGCGGCAGATGGAGATATATTACTTGAGGGTAATTTTGATTTCCCTATGATCGTAAATCAGCATCAAGCCCAAGAACTTGCAGAGATTATATTGCGTAGGTCAAGATCAAGTTTAGATGTTTCATTAAAATGTGATGCAACTGGATATGATTTAGCTATCGGAGATATAGTGAATGTTACTCACGCCACGCCAAGTTTCTCGGCTAAACCCTTTCGTGTTCAAGGAATGACAATTAATACAGACCATACAGTCACTTTACAACTTTCAGAACATCAAGATAGTTATTACTCTTTTGGCACTCAAGTTGCACCAGCAACAATTCCTGACACTACTTTACCAAATCCATTTAGTGTGCAAGCACCATCAATTACTGCAAGTGACGAATTATTAGAATTATTTGATGGTTCAGTAGTTTCTAAATTATTAGTTAATATAACAAATACAGATAGGTTCGTTAATGATTTTGAGGTTCAATACAAAGAATCAACGTCATCTAATTATAGATTGATGCGTAGAGGCTCAAATAAAATTGTTGAAAAATATCCAGTAAAAGAGGGAGTTACTTTTGACATAAGATGTAGAGCCATAAATTCTTTAGGGGTTACGTCAGCATTTACTACAATACAGCATGATGTTAATGCCGCTTTTGACCCACCAGATGATGTCACTAATTATGCAATAGATGTAGTTGGAGATAAATTACACCATACATTTGATGCAGTTAGTAATTTAGATTTAGATTTTTACGAAATAAGATATTCTTCAAGCACAACAAACACAGTTTATGCAAATACAACAATTTTAGTACCAAGAATTGCTCGACCAGCAACTTCAATTCAAACACCATTTATAGGTACAGGAACTTATTTTATAAAGGCAGTAGATAAATTTGGCATAAGGTCAAGTAATGCGGCATCAGTTGTAATAAGTTCTCAAGTTTTAACAGAAAGTATTGAAACAGTACAAACAATAACTGAGGAGACTGGTTTTACTGGAACTAAATCTAATTGTATAGCTGTTGATAATGCACTTATTTTAAAAACATCTACTTTGTTCGATAGTGCATCAGGAAATTTTGATGATGCAGTAGGATTATTTGATGGTGGTATTTCAAGTGTAGCTACATCTGGAACGTATGATTTTGCTAACAGTTTTGATTTTGGGGCAGTATATAAATTTAAAGTTTTAATTAATAATTTTAACGTAGATAATTTAGATTATGTAGATTCCTTTGATTCTGCACCTGGATTATTTGACAGTAGATCAGGTTTATTTGATGGTGCAACTAATGCGTCTGTATCAACAAACGTACAATTACAAGTATCAACTTCTCAAGATAATAGTACCTTTACAAGTTATACAAATTTTAAAGCTGGAGACTTTGTAGCTAGAGCAATAAAATTTAGAGCATTATTAACTACATCTGATACATCAGCTACTCCAAAAATAAACAATTTATCTTTAAAACTATTTTTACCTAAAATGACAGTAACAGAATCAAATGTTGCAAGTACAACTTCAACATCTGGAAAAGCTGTTACTTTTTCTCCATCTTTTTATCAAACACCATCACTAACTGTTATAGGACAAAACATGGCTACGGGAGACTTTTTCACTGTTACATCAAAAAGCAGAACTGGATTTACTATTGAATTTTTTAACAGTGGTGGTAGTACAGTAGATAGAACATTTGACTACACAGCGAATGGTATTGGTATGCAACAATAAGATTGTAAATTTTATAATTTAAGGATATATAATAATTATGGCACAGCACGATTATACAATAGCTAATCAGGGTTTTCCCGCTACAAGAACTGATTTAAATAATGCTTTATCAGCAATAGCAACTAATAACTCAGGAACATCAGCACCCTCAACACAATATGCTGGTCAATTTTGGATAGACACATCTGCATCTACTTGGATTTTATATATGTATGATGGGTCAGATAATATTCAGTTTGCACAAATAGATACTTCTGCAAATACAGTAAATTTTATAGATTCAGTAGTTACAGGTGGGCTAACAAATAAATTAGAGGGAACTAACTTTACAGGAAGTATAATTGTAGGACACGACACAACAGGAACTTTAAGTTCAGCACAAAATAATACTGCTCTTGGGTTAGGTGCTATGGACGCTATCAGTTCTGGAGATAATAATGTATTTATAGGAAAAGATTCAGGAACGGCTTTAGGTTCAGGAAGTGACAACGTAGGTGTTGGTTTTGATTCTGGAAAAGCGATAACAAGTGCATCAGACAACACAGCCATTGGTTCAACATCTTTACAATCAACAACGACTGGTGCGATGAATGTTGCAGTGGGACAAGCCGCACTTAGAGACAATACTACTGGAGATTCAAATGTTGCCGCTGGGTGTGGGGCTTTGGCAAATAACGAAACATCAGATGGTAATGTAGCAGTAGGACATAAAAATTTAGTTACTAATACGACAGGGGCGTGTAATACATCAGTTGGGTTTTGCACATTATCTCAAAATACGACGGCAAGCAGTAACGTAGCAGTTGGTTCTTTTGCACTTGACGCAAATACAACGGGAACGCCTAATGTAGCAGTTGGTAATAATGCACTTACAGCGAATACAACGGCGGCTAACAATGTTGGTGTTGGTAATCAAGCCTTATGTAAAAATACAACTGGCTCAAGTAACTCTGCTTTGGGTGGTAATTCTTTATGTGCTAATACCACTGGAACGGGCAATACCGCAGTGGGTTACGATTCTTTACTTTTAAATACCACTGCCTCAAACAATACAGCTATGGGATTAAATGCCATGAGGGCTACTACTACGGGGGCATCAAATGTCGCCGTTGGTAAAAATTCTCTTGATGCAAATACGACTGGAAGTAATAATATCGCCGTCGGCGATGATGCGTTAGGTTCAAATACCACGAATACTACAAATTTAGCGATTGGTACTTCCGCTTTGGCGGCAAATAATGCGGCGGGAGATAACATGGCCATAGGTTATACAGCGGCTGCAACAAATACAAGCGGCTTTCACTTAACAGCTATTGGTCATTATGCTTTAAATGCAAATACTTCGGCACAAGGCAATACAGCAGTTGGTCATAGTGCTTTAAGATTAGCAACGACAGGGGCAAATCATACCGCAGTAGGAAAACACTCTTTATGCAAATTAACTACGGGGGCAAATAATGCGTCAGTAGGGTACGCATCAATGTGTGAAACTACAACTGGTTATGACTCAGTTGCATTAGGTGTAGAGGCTATGACATTAAACACAACAGGACATACTAATTCTGCACTTGGCAGACAGGCTATGTGCAAAAATACAACTGGGGCAAACAATACTGCCGCTGGTGCTTTTACTCTATGTGCAAATACAACAGCAGATGCAAATTCTGCGTTTGGGGCTTGTGCTTTAAAATCAAATACCACAGGGGCGAACAATGTCGCTTTAGGCCGACAAGCATTGTTTTCAAACACAACAGCGTCATTTAATACTGCCGCTGGAATAAATGCCATGTATTCAACTACGACAGGAAATTCTAACACTGTTATAGGAAGAAACGCTGGTTACAATATTACATCAGGAATACAAAACACTATAATGGGAGAGGCATCAGCTTGCACATTAACGACAGGCTGTTACAACACTTACATTGGTGCAGAAAACGCACCATCAGCCAATACAGTTTTATTTGAATATGTCTTTGGCAGAGGTGGTACAGGAAAAGGCAGTAATACAGCTTTTATTGCGGGTGCTAATGGTGCATATAATGGGAACAATTCATCATCTTGGGCTACTACATCTGATAGAAGAATTAAAAAAAATATAGAAGATAATAATATTGGTTTAGAAAAAATTAATCAAATAAGAGTTAGAAATTTTGAATATAAAACTAAAGATGAAATTACGGAAGTACCAACTCATTCAGCAATAGACAAAAAGGGTGTTCAAGTAGGTGTTATTGCACAAGAAATTGAACAAATTTTACCTGATGTCGTAAATATAGAAACAACAGGGGTTAAATCTGTAAATCCTGATAATATCACTTGGTATTTAGTAAACGCAGTTAAAGAATTAAAAAAAGAAATAGATTTTTTAAAAAGCAAATAGTGAACACTTATGTAATAGAGGGTGGCATTGGAAAATGTGTGTCTTTTTCAGCACTATTACCAAATCTAAAAAAAAAATCTGATATACAAATCTATACACCATACATAGATGTATTTGCTAACAACCCAGATGTAAAATTAGTTCTTGAACAAACTTTGCCAATACAAGACCCGAGAATAATGGCATCTGATAATATCTATTATTGCGAACCTTATAAATCTAATTTTCAATTTGGCAAACAACACATCATAGAAAGTTATTGCGAACATTATGGAGTAGAATTTGATAAATCTATGAAACCAAAAATGTACTCAGAACACTACAAAAAAGATGTAAATAAATGGTTAAGTGATAATGATATTGGAAAATATATTCTAGTTCAATTTTCTGGTGGACAACCTAAAGCTGGATTTAATGCTAACAATCAATACACAAACATAAATCCAAATAGAAACTATCAACCATTTCTTGCTCAACAAGTTATAAATATGTTGTTAGAAGAGTATAAAGATACAACTATTATAAATTGTGTTTTACCAAACGAGCCGCATTATGAGGGTACTATTAGGTGTGATTTACACTTTGCTCAAATACATGAGTTATTAAAAGGTGCAGAGGGATTTATTAGTATTGATAGTTGCCTACAACATTTTTCAGCATCAACAGAAAAACATGGTGTTGTAATATGGGGTTCAACTAGATGGACACAGTTTGGCTATTCTCATAATAAAAATCTACAATTTCACATGGAAAATAAATGGAATGAAAAAAAATTTATTGATAACGACCCACGAAATAACATGGTTGAACCTAAATTAGTTATTGATGAATACAAAAAACTTGATAAAAATAAACCAGTTGCCTGTGCAACAGAATAGGAGAAAATATGGCAGACGAAACAAGAACAGCAGATCAATTAGCACAAGATTATTTGGCTATGGGTCATTCTGTTGATTTAATTAATGGTGTTATTGATGGTTCTCAAATGGAAGATGAATCTGATGCAGAAAAAAAAGATTCTGTAAAAAGAAATAAAGAACATCTTGAGTTAATGATAGCAAAAACTGATTGGGGTTCTGAGGATATGACTGCGGCAAATTCTGCGATTACTGCGGCTACAACTTACTTAGGATAATCTATGATTACTATTGATGGTCAAAAATACACCAAAGAAAAGATGTCAGACGATCAATTAAAGTTGTTTGGCATCATTTCAAAGTTAAATGATGAAAAAAAAGAATTAATTTTTAAAGCTGAACAAAAAGAACATTCGATACAGCATTATATTGGAGAGTTTAAAAAATTAACAAAAAAAGAATGACAAATGAGAAATCCTTTTATTATTGGAATTATAGTAGCATCAATATTAATTTGGTTTCTTAATGGTTTAATGAATTCTGCTCTTGGGGCAGATACTAATACAGTTTCATCTACAGTCGTAACAGATAAAGCACCACCAACTGCTAACGCACCAAGCGTTGTCGTAAACAATTCAGATGTTTGTAAGACAGCGGCATCGGCTGGGGTTCAGACACAAATTTTAGGAATTGCATCAGGAATTACAGTAACAGACGAAAACTGTGAACGTATAAAACTCTCTCGATCTCTCTATGCTATGGGTATGAAAGTAGCCGCTATTTCTACATTGTGTGCTGA